ATTGCTCGAGGTGTCTTTTCTGGTAGCGACGCACCGCCGCCTTTCGCGCCGTCGGATTGTTGGCGTATGCAATCCGCCCCTGACACAACATGCACGTGTTTGCGCAGCCGCCAGAACAATCGTCTTTTTTTGAGTACTTCGGCAACGGCTTCCATTCGCGACACGCCGCGCAGAACTTCCCGGCAACACCCTCTCGTTCCACGACAGGGTACAGTACCTTCCCGAGACGCGGGGGGTTCGTCCTCAAACGCCGCGCTTGCTTCTCTCGAAAGCCCGGCGGATATTCTCTTCGCTGTCGCCGCACACCGAGACGATGCACCTGATCATACACCGAGCGTTGTGATCGGCCCGGGAGCGCCGACGCGATCTCCACCCACGTCGCGCAAGGGTAGACCCTTCGGAGAATCTCGTTCTCCGCCTCGGTCCATTCCACCATGCCAGCGAGCGCGCCCGTGAACATCCGTCTCCTAACCGTCAGTCAAAACCAGACCCGGTATTACCACATCCGGCCCAACCTCGTCCAAGCGGAACGACGGCTTAGCCAGCGGGTATGTGAACAAATTGACCACGGGGACCTCCCCCGTGATAGTGAACACTGCTTTGCGATACCTGCGCATGGCATCCTGCTCGTTGTCGGGATACGCCATGTCCTTGAGCGTGTACGTCGCCCGTTCGTTGAAGTAGAACGGCAGCTCGAGCACGAACCCGAACATCCAATCGACCGGGAGAAGCGCGCTCTCGAGCCCGGCCGCGATTGCTCGACGAGCCGCGGGATCGTTCGCCCACACCTCGACCGTCAAGTCTTGGACGAACGCACATGAGCTGATCAAGTAGCGACCGTCCGGCGCCGGCAACCGATTGCGAGCCGTTGGTAGATCCGGCGTGAGACTACCAGCGTCGTAGATCCCGATCCCCGTCCCGTACACGATCGCGCGCGGAAACTTCGCTCCGTCCTCCGGCTCCGCCCACGTGTCAAGCACCTTGTCGAACCGCAACTCGCGCCCGCCCGGGGCTGGAAACACGATCTGTGCTAGATACTCGGCCAGCCCCCTCGTCAAAGCGGTTCGCGCATCGGTCTCCTGATCCGCGGTGTACGCGACAGGGATCCCGGGCTTCGAGATGAGCTTCGCCTTGTTCATTTGCGTGTCAGTTCTCGATCCATCTCGACCTGCATGTCGCGTTTCACCGCGGCAGTCATCTCCTCGACGCCGCCAGACATGACCTCGCGCGCCCGCAGCGGGCGCTTCTCGAGTGTCTTCGCGATAGCGAACGCGGCCGACTTCGCGGCATCCCCCGAGAGCTTGAGCTTGTTGTGAGCCCACCGCTCGAGGTTCTGAATCCCGGCTCTCCCAACCTTAGATGCCCGCCGTCCGAAATCGATCACCGGAGAATAGGACTGCGCGTTGAAAATGCGCGCTCCGTTCAACAGCGGGACCGTCTTCCATGCCGCACGATATAGACCAGTGTTGGCCGCGCCCGCCGTTCCGTTCTCGCTCGCCGGCGTCGCTATATCTGTGCGCGACTGCATTATGCCGATGCACCGCAACGCCCCCGACTGCACCCCACGAATCGCCGCCGGAAAGAAACGCGTCCCGAGGCGCTTCATGTAGGCGGCCCATTCGGGCGCAGTCATGTTGAACGTGACGGTTGCCATCAGAGAAGGTCCCCATTCTCTTGACGATCAGCGTGCGCCTTCTCGAGTCGTACCTGCCAGTAGAACTTGCCCGCGAAGTAGTGCGGAGCCGCGCGGAGGTAGAACCGCCGCTTGTCGCTCGAGCCGTCCGGCTTCGGGAACTCGATCTCGTAGAACACCTCTTCGTCCGGTCCAGGTGCCTGCCCGTCCTCTTTCATCACTCGCAACTGTGCGTCCGTGAAACGACCACTGATCTCCGACACCGAGATCACGCCTACCTCGTCGAGCCCGATGGGTTGCACGATCTCGGTCATGGTCGTGAGATCTTGCACGAGCGGGGTCGGTAGGAGATCGAGCGCCGCCTCGATGACCGGTGTCCCGACGCCGCGCTGTCCGGAACTCCACCGCACGCGCACGACCCGCACCTTGTACGGTCGCATGCCGAACTTGGTGAAGAGGTCTCGCACCCGGTCCGCGACCGGAATGAGCTTCTGAGCGAGCGTCTTGCCGAACTGAAGCGTCGACGGATCGGTATATGTAGGGCGCGCGGGCATGTGTTAGTGCACCGGGATCGAGCCCGCCTTGACCCCTGCGAAAGATCGGTACCTCGTCGAGTAGGGGTAGATTGGTGCCCCGAGAACGTCGGCGAGTCGAAAACCCCATCGCACGTACTCGCGCTCGAGCATGTCCGGCTCGTTCTCTCGGAGCTTCAGTGTGTCGAGCGCACTCGCCGCGAGCCGGTCTTGCGACTCGACGAGCTTCGCCTCGATGTCATCCATGACCTTGAGGATGCGGCGCACCCGGTCGACCGCCTCCTCGATGATGTTGTTCAGCGACGTCTCGACCAGGAACATCGTCTGAATCGGGCGTGGGATGCCGTAGGAGATCGACGCTGCGGGCTGAACCGCCAGGTAGCCGAGGTGATACCTCGCTCGCTCCTTCTCCCGCGCGTCCAGCGGCATCGTCGACCTCTACTTGATCTCCTCGATCTTCGCCCCGCTGTCGATGAGCCGCGCGATACCGGCCACACCGCCGTATCCGGCGGAGTCGATGACGTCATCCTTGCGGAGCTTGATCGCCTGCCCGAAGAACGACGCCCCGCAATTCGCGGTCACCCGATACTTGGGAGAGACGCCGCTCGCGGCTTTCGCACGCACCCGCTGCTCGGCGGAGATCTTCGCGGCGGCTTCGTCGGTGTAGCCCGCCGCTTTCACCTGCTCGACAGTCGGGACTTCGACACCGTTGACCACCGCCACAGGCTCGCCAGCAAGAAGCCGTGAAGCGTCCGCGGGAGAGTCGCTGACGACGGTCGCGGGTGGAACGTCCATCACGATCTTTTTCTTCGACGATGACATGGCACTCTCCTTCGAAAAAGTAAGAGGCGCAACAGCGAAACAGCTCGATCAACAAACCCCGATCGAAGGGGATGCAAAGGTCTCCCCGCTGCGCCTCTCACCCAACGCGCCCACACCACGCCGACAAGCGACGGGAGACCTACCGAAACAGAAGTCGCCAAGCCGACCTTGATTAGAGGTCGTCGTATTGACCAGCTTCGGAGAAGTCTGAGGCGCTAAACCCAGCCCAGAAGCGTTGACGCTACACAAGGCAGCATCGCCGGGCTGAACGCCCACAGCAACAGCTCGCAAAAGCGATGCAGTGGGCAACCTGGTCACGTTCGCCATCCTTCAATCCTACCTACCCGACTGCGCAGGTCAAGGCGAACCTTGACCCACGACAGCCGAGCAGGAGGAGGAGACGCCCGAGAGCGTCGCCATGCTCGATCACTCGCCGTGCTCGATCGCCTGCACACGCTTGTAGCGCGCCACGTCGCCGGTGGTCGCGTCGGTGCGAATCGGCCAGGCGCCGATGAACTTCCACGACGTGCTCACAAGGTCTTGCAACCTGTTGAGCGGCGCGCGGATGATCAGCTGGATCCGATCCGAGAACACCTCGATCCCGTTGTTCGTGATGCGGGGCTCGCCGACGCGACCCGTCACGCCGGCCTCGGTGATGAGCCCGGAGAGATCCTGGTAATACTCGTACATCGCACCCTGTCCGACGAACAACGGACGATGCACCTTGATGCCAGTCGACGGGTTGCCGTTGTTCCACAGCTCGCCGGCGAACGGATCGTCCTGCGTGAAGGTCGCGGTGAGCCCGCCTTCGACGGTCTCCGGCAGCGGGCACTCGCTGTTCCGGAAGAAAACACAGTTCAGCAACTCGCCGACCGCGAACTGCCGATACATGAAGTGATCCGGCAGCGCGGTCAAGAGCCGCTGGAACTCGGCGTCGCCGAAGATCTGCGCCTGCGACGTCGGATCGAGGTGACAGTGGAATCGCCCGTCCGGCATCTCCGGAACGTTCATCTGCCAGAACCGCGCGACCGCCGTGCGGATGGTCGCCAGATCCAGCTTGTCGGCCGAGCCGACATCGTCGACCTTGAAGCCACCACCCACGCGCACGAGCGAGGTGCGATCGTCGGCGATGATGTACGCGCGATCTGCGGTCGAGACGAGCGCGCCGCTGAGCGTGAGCACACCTGGCCCGACCTCGTCACCCGCAGTGTCAGGAGAGAAGCCGATGACGGTGTCTGCCAGCGCGGCTCCGTTGTCGAACACGACGATCTTGAGCGGGTTGTTCGTCGACACGACGTCGAACCGAACCGGGCTGCCGAGAGGCAGATCCGGCCGGCGCGCGCGGGTGAAGCCGTTCAGCCGCTTGACACGGAGGCTGGTGCCTGATTGCGGACCGCCGTCGGCGACGGTGTGACCGGCGAGCGCCGCACCGTACAACTGATTGCGCGGGATTCGGTTCATCGCCTGCGCGGCCGACATGCCGAGCTGGTGCGCGTTGCGCAGGAACAGGTTGGCGATCGCGGCGATGCTCGTCGGCATGTGCGTGTCGATGCTGTCGCTGTACTGGTTCAGCATCGCAGTCCACTGCTCCTCGGTGTAGCTCGAGGGCAGCGGATCGGTCCCGGGAACGAGCGGCCTCATCTTCGGCTTGATCAGCCCGACCCCGGTGAACACCATCGTGTCACCGACGTTGGCTGGCCACAGCTGCGGCGTCGCTTCTCCGCGGAACAAGAGCCGCGGAAACAGAGCGTCGTGGAAGGCGCGCTCGAGAAGGTTCTCCTGAACCAGCGCACGAATGTGCGGGTCCTGCGTGATGGTACTGAAGTCGGGCATCGCAATCTCCTCTAGGGGTGAAAGTCCACGTTCACACTACTACGACCAAATACCTGCCGTCGTCAAGCGTGGCGCGACCCCGAGGAGACTGCGTCAACTAGATGTTGATCGCCAAACCCCTCTTCGCGAGCAGCGCCCGATACTCCTCGGGCGACAACTTCGTCGCGTCGACCTTGCCGTTCTGCACGTTCTGCACGACGGCCTCACCCGGCTTCGGAGCCGCGGGGGCTCCGGCACCCGTGCCGGTCGTCGCCGGTTTCACAACCTCGCCGAACAGGTAGGGGTGGGATGACCGCAGATCGCCGAAGAACTTGCCGTGATCGAACTTGGCCAGTTCCTCTTCGCTCTTGCTCTCGAGCGAGCGAGTCAGGAGACGAATGGCGTAGTCGGGATCCTTGATCCCGGACATGACCGCCGCCTCGCGCAACTCCATCTCGGCTTCCTTCGCGTCGAGCTGGCGTTGCAACTCCCTTCGCCCCTCGGTCTCCGTCTTCACACGCCGTCCGAGATCGTCGATCTGCCGTTGCAGATGCACGCGCTCGCGGTCCCACTTGTCGTTGCTCGACTTGGGAGGCGTCGCGGGCTCGGGCGCCGGCGACGCGGCCTCGGGGTTGGGCGGAGCGGGGTTCTTGAAGCCCGTCAAGGCTCGCTGCAAATCCTCCACCGTGGTGAATCCGGCATCCTTGGCGAACGACGACAGCGCTTCCTTCCTACCCTTCTCGCGAGCTTCGTCCTTCAATCGCTTGTAGGCCGACTGCGAGAGAACCTGAATGCGCCCGTCCTTGCCCGGGACCATCCCTTGCGGCAGCGACTCCGCTGGCGCTGCCGGCTGCGCCGGAGCGGGCGGGATCGTGTCGACAGCCGGGGCGGCGGGTGCCGCTACGACTGCCGGCGCGGGTTGCGGCGCCGGCACTACTGTTGCTTGGAGGGGTGCTACCACCGGTGCGTCTGGCATGGCTTCCTCTTGCCCGTGGGATCGCTCCGCTTGGTCAAACCGGCAAGTTACCGCCGCCGTCGCGTGGACGGCGAAGGATCTGCCGGGCGCCAGTCGGCCAATCGCCAACGCTAGAAAGTCACGGCGGAGATGCCTCCGCCGCTACGATTGCAGAACTACGACCGCGCGAACGCGTCGGTGAGCGGCGCGTTCGAACAGGGGATGTACTGAATGATCGCTCGCTTGATCGTCGCGGCGACGAACGTGAGCGTCGCCCCGTCCGCACTGAGCTTGCACACGCCCGGCCCGTTGAGAACTGCGGCGGCTGACGCTACTGCATCGGCATCGGACGCCAGATAGCCGCCTTCATCCCCGCTCGGGTCGGAGGTCACTACCCGCACCGCCTGCACGAGCAACGCCGGGGGATCCAGCGTGACGGTGGCAGTCGCCACCGCGATCACGCCCGTGTCTTTCAC